GCTGAGTGTGGTTACTATTGGCTGCCAACACATGCTGAAGCATTGGCTCCCCTGCAACTTGAGAACTCCAAATTGGGTTTGTAAACACATGCAAATCCCAATTACCTGGAGCCCCGGCTGGTGCTTTTATGTCATAGGCGTACTGGTAACACTGCACAATTGTCTGCGAACAATCGGCATCAGGATAGCCCGCTGCCTGCTTCTGGTAGTCGTGGAAGGGATCTAAGGCTAACGTTAGCCACTCAGCCCCATCCGACGATAACCTGTTTTCAGCAACTAGCTTGTCCAAACTTTCACGCCTCTGCTTTCGGTTCATTTTCGAAATTCTAATTTGCGGGAGAAGCCCCATCTTCTCCCGCCAGGTAGTTCTTTATGCGCTGCAGCTCAGGATGATGACGCAAATTCTGCAACAAACTCTGCCCTGTTTCCAGCGTAGGGTTGTCCCTGAAACCTAGTATCATCTTTACTGGATCACATGGTATGGGCTTAGAATTAACCAACCTTTGTGAACAAAACACAAAATCACTCGCATCGCACACCTCGTAGTCCGTCAAACGAACTCCAAGCTGCAGAGCGAACTCCTTATATGCCTCGTAGTCGTCTATTGCCTCCACACAGTCATCCCCCATAGTCATGCCAGCACAGGGTCTGCCTTGAGTAAGGTTAAACTCCGCGTTAACCAACAGTCTCATGCGACTGTTGGAACTAGCTGTGACTTTACGCCCCGAGGCTTGCGTCCCGGGGACTGTGAGCTTGAAGCAACGTCCGTCACTCAACATCAGCACTCTTCTAGCCATAATTGCAAATTGATTGCGAACTGCATTGCACCACCAGGCTGGCGGATTAACGGCTAGCTTGATGCGCATTTCAGCCTCGGCGCACAACATCTCGTCTGAGACGGAGAAGTCGTACGTTCCAACGTCCGTGCTAGCATTCAGTCTATGCCGCTCCACGTACTCAGATAAAAAGGCACAATCAGCGTCTACTAAGCCAAACCCAGGTTTACTAGGAATAGCCTGCCAAACGTCAATTTCAGCCTCATCTTGCTCCGTGTAGAGGAATTTTTCCACCAATTGGTCCACGTATGCGATGCTCATTACTAAGCGCCACTTTCCGCTCGCCTTCTTCCTGGCTGGATGGATAGCATTCTTGATAAGCACCCTGACCGGGTCACACAGCCCCCTCTTTATTGCGAATGAGGGGTCCACCGACAGTCCGTTGAGTAACTCCTCGTGATTTAACTCAGCGAGTTTTCGTATCCTCGCAACAGCTGCT